AATAGCAATGGGAAAACAAGTTGGTTTAACCATGGCAGTGAAAGAGAAGAAGGGTGGTGGGACCTTGAACCCAACGTGGGTCGAGTGGCTCATGGGATACCCAACAGGGTGGACCGACTTAAGTCCCTCGGAAACAGCCTCATCCCTCACATCCCCTACTACATCGGACAATCAATCATCCAATCAGAAAGAGAGTAACGAATGATAAGTAAAACAAACTTAGCTATTGAGCGTCACAATTTAAAAAATAATTTAGTTAAATTAAAAGCTCAAGACGATACAGTCAAATGGCTACAAAAAAAGATCGAATACCTACAAAAAGATAATTCTAAAAACATAATTGAAGAAATTCAAAAATGGATTATTGAAGGAATTAACGTTAGAGCAGAGAAAAGAAAAGAGATTAATCAGACATTAGATAATTTACCAAGAGTAAATTCAATATCAATCAATCATCTAGACAGAAAGAGAGTAACGAATGAAATATAAATACGATCACATTATTAAAATATTAAAACAAAGATTTAAATGGACGAAGATACCTCTTATCGAAAAGAAACTAGAAGTAGATAAGTGGTGGGAAAAAATTCCTCACGGTCCGAGTATGGGAGAATAGAATGCCACAACTTAAAAAAGAAAAGCTAAGTGCAGAAGAACAAAAAGTATTAGATAATTGGAATAAATTAAGTCAAAAAGAAAAAGACAGTTTATTTTTAGACATTGTTCAACGCATGATTAGGGTAGAAAAAAAGATAAGAAGTTATACAGAACTACGATATACTCCAGCTGCAAAAAAAGAATTGAGGGAATATATTGCCTGGTCTGTTAGACAAAGAGAAAAAAATCGTGGTTAAAAAATCCGCAAAGGGAGCTCTAGGTGAGTTGACCGTGGCCATTGAATACATGAAAAAGGGATATTGGGTTGCCTTATCGGTTGACCCTCAATGTCCCTTTGATTTAATTGTTGTCGATGATCAGGGAAGATGTCAGTTAATAGACTCTAAATGTAATTCTATTCGAATGACCGGGAAAAGAAAAGGAAGTCGGATTAATAGATTACTGAATAAGAAACAGAAAGAAATGGGAGTAAGATTAAAATATGTCGATTGCGATAAATAGTAAATTCATCTATCCAAAAACTATTCGAGAAGCTATCTTAGGTCATAGGCATTATGCTGTGGGTGAAGAAAAACTTCCGAGTGTTACAACAATACTAGGTGAGACGAAAGATAAAACTTTTTTAAAGGAATGGAAGAAGAGAGTAGGGGAACAAGAGGCAGAGAAAATTAAGAACTCTGCTTCCACTAGAGGTAGTGTGATGCATCATATTCTAGAAGAACATATCAAAGGTAATAAACATGTGGATATGACTTCTATTGGACAGCGAGCAGGAGTTATGGCCAATATTATTATTAGTAAAGGTTTATCGAAGGTAGATTTAGTTTATGGTATTGAGGCTGTCATGCATTACCCCGGTCTTTACGCAGGTTCTGCTGATCTAGTGGGAGTACACGAGGGCCAAGATGCTATTATGGATTTCAAACAAACAAACAAACCGAAGCGAGAAGAGTGGATCGAGGATTATTTTCTACAGTTAGCTGCTTACGCTATGGCTCATGACTATGTTTATGGTACTCAGATCAACAAAGGTGTTGTCATGATGTGTAGTGTTGATAGTTATTACCAAGAATTTATTGTAGAGGGTGAGAAATTAAGATATTATAAACACGAATTTTTAAGGAGACTAGATAAATACCATGGAACTCAGTAAAACTGATATGATTAAAGAGATTAATCTATTAGCTCAAGGTTTATCTGAACAAGATCTCAAAGCATTAATGGCTATGACTGATCAAGAAGTTAAGACTATCTATACCAACGCTATGAATAGTATGAAAAAAGCAGGTGGTGGTATGATAGACAAGGCCATTTTATATCCCCCTAGAAATTAATTGTTAAAATTTTTTTTAGTAGGGTGGATTTGCATAGGTCAAGGTGTAGAACAGAAGTGTGTACGCATGGCTTCATCCATTGTTCACGATAGTTATGACGATTGTAACCAATATTTCAGCGTGGTTCGTGAAGAAATGACTGATTTAATTGACGTAAAGCTTCAATTTACGTGTGTCGAGGCCGGATTATTAGAGCATTACCTATAAGGAATATTAGGCCCCCTATGTGTAAAAAAATATTTTTACTAGGGTAGGGTGCGGTAATGGTGGTAAATGGCTAGAATGGTTGATAAATAAGGTTAAAACAGTCAAAAAGGCTTACCAGAGTAGTGGTAAGCACTGGTAAATATCAAACTCATTAGCCGTATGGCAATCTAATTTTTTATTTTTATATTTAAACTTGAAGGGGGTCTAATATTCCTTATAGTGAAAATATGGATATAGTTAGAGTAGTTTGGTTAGATACTAATGAATGTAGTCTATCTACTTGGCAAAGTAGAGAAGAGTTATTAGCAAGTAAACCTTGTCAAATATCTTCACTAGGGTATTTAATTAAAAAAGATAAAAATTCTATAACATTATCAGCAGATAAAGACGACTTTGATCAAGACGATTTATTCGGTAGATCTCAAGTAATTCCTATTGGCGTGGTTTTAAGAATAGAATACTTAAAACTAATTTAGGCATATCTGTTGTGTTAATCTAACACTTTTTAATTTTTTAAATTCAAATAAACATTTGATTATGTTTAACTTAACTAATAAATCGAAAGAATATCTATTAAATATATTTAATACTAAGAAAGAACCAGACGGAATAAAAGACTTTTGTAAGGCTGAGTATGGTAGTGATTGGTTGTTTGCTTATACAAGCTTTAAAACAGACGGTCGTTTTCCTAACACAACAAGAAGAAATATTTAATCGGTATCCTCTTCTATTGGTTTAACAAGCCTTAGAATTCTAGGTTTTTTAACTTTATCTTTTATCTCTTCAAAGTCCTCTTCTAAAAGAACTTTGTTTTCTTCTATAATAGATTTCATTCTTTCTTCTAATTCTTTTTCTGTAAGATCTTCTAGTTTACCATGTTTAATTATCTTTTGTTCTATATATAATCCTGCAGCTTTACCCCTTGCGACCTCTGCATTGACGGCAGCAGACCAAGACTTAGCTTCAATAGCTTCTTGTCTAATTCTTGCTAATTCTGTTATATGTCTCTCATAAGTAATCTCATATTTCTTTTGCATTTCAGCCCTAAGATTATTCATATGCTTGACGACTAAAGGAAATTTATTTGGGTTTCTTAGTTCTGAAGCTCTTACATGGCATGAGCCCTCTGCATATCCTGCTTCATACGCACATTCTGTAGGTGACATACGACCCTCATTAAAAACTAATAACTCAGCAAATTTTTTTTGTTGTTCTGTTAATATTTTTGGTAATCCCATGGGAAGTAAATATAAGTAAATTTACTCAAGATTACAATAGTTTTTTACGCCTGCGTCTTGGTGCATAATACTCAGGTCCATGACTAGGTAATAAATCTAAGTGAGTATTGCTTGCTGCTTGAGGCTTGCTGCTTGAGGCTTGTGCCTTATAGGTTATAGATTCAATACTGCTATTATTTTCAAAAATTTCCAGGGTATACCGGGCCACATTAACAGCCCGGAATTTATCTATTATTTTTTTATCTATCATTGACGCTTTCTAGATGCTCAACAAAACTTTTGACGCTTGCTATAACTTCTTTTGTACTTAATTTATTTTGTTCCTTGTATACTTCACGCCAGTTTAAAGATTTTGAAAAGGCGTTTATCATATGGTTTAAATCCATATCTAAAATTGGAATATTAAGGCCTTTACTTGATGACCACCAATAATTTAAATCGTTATCGTTCATATTAGAAGGTATAGCTCTCTTTGTTTTTATTTGCATAACCTCTAATAAATCTCTAACAGTTAATTGATCACGTTGTAATATATTGGCAACATCTAATATATCTTGTATATCTATTTTTTTCTTTCTCACTTATTCCTCGCTTTCTAAAAATTCATTAAACTGGTATTTATAAAATCCGTCTTCGTTTACAAATTTTTTAAATAAATATTGTTTTAATAAATTTTCATTTATTCTTTTCCTAAAATATGCAGCAAAAATAGTTAATACTCTATTTTTAATCACTCTAGGAAATGGTGGATAAAAATTACTTTCTAAATGAACATTTAAACTAGTAATTTTATTTATATTTACTTCATCTATTTTGTGAAATAGTTCTTTCATTTATTCCTCGCTTTCTAGTACAAATCCAGAATAATCTGTCTTTGCTTTTCCTTTTGCTTTTAATCCGGCAATGATATTATTACCGTCTAAAAATCTTAAGTCGCTTTCGTCTGCATTTATAACCTTAAACCCCTTAAAAGTTTTAGGTAGATTAGATCTAAAAACGGCAGCAATATTGCCACCAAGTTTTAAAACGTTCATAGCTTCGTCTTTGTTATCTTCTGTTAGGCTGTAAGTTAGATGATAATTTGACGGCATTTGGCCATTCACATGTTTTAAAATTCTCTTATAAACCTTAGTATAATCGTAAAATTGCACGCTTGAAAACTCTTGTATAATCCCGGTATTTTCCCAGGATATATCACTCGTGCCGTTTAATCTTACACAAGGAATTAAATTTTTCTTTTGAGCTCTGATTAAAAAAGCTTTTATTTCTTTCCTTAGTTGATTTAAGAAAGTTTCTCTTTCTTGAATATACCACCTTGTTTTATTTATTCGTCCTTGCTGCACGTTATTAAATGCACCATGGCCAGCAGTATATAAACAAGATTTTAAACAGCCTTTGCTTGCTTGGGGGCAGACATTAAAGCCAGATTGAGACCCAGACGCACCGTAAAAAATAGCTGTCATGTATCCGAAATTTTGGCCTTTTACAGTCTTAGCATTATTATCAATATTTAAAATCTTAGGTGATTTTTTGAACTCTAAATACATTTTTTTCTTTCTCTCTTTCTGTCTATTTTATACCACATAATCCCATAATAGACAAATAAATATTAATATATTATATATAATTCTATGGTGAATTTACTTTGAAACCTGAATCTAAATTATGGCAAGAATTGAAAAGAAAAACGCCTTTAATATCATGGACTAGATTAGAAAGTTGGGCGTCTTTGGGTGTTCCTGATCTACTTGGTTATGTTGACAATAAAGGTTTTTTTACTGTCGAATTAAAAGTAATCAATAGTAATAAAATTCGCTTTTCACCTCATCAAATATCGTTCCATATTAAGCATACTAAAAATTCTTATATCTTGGCCAAGGCCCTCGATCCTTTGAGCTATAAACTTTATCCAGGGGCCTCGGTCCTTGCTCTATCAAAAGGCGAACCGGTCCGGGAACTAGCTGCCAATTGGTTAGATATTCAAGAAAAACTTATCCACAGTTAATATTATATTATCCCATTTTATACTTGACTTTCCCATAATAAAGTTTAAAATAGTAAGGGTTGGGAGGGAGGGCTAAAAGATTCCCGGTGCTTGCGCCTTCTGGGCCCACCCGCCCCCACCACCCCCGGTTTCCCTGGTTCGTGCAGCTTGCTGCTTGTGGCTTGTGGATTATTTTTTATTTTTTTTTTCAGCCTCGAGCTCTTGCAGCTCGTGGCCTGTGCCTAAGCAATAAATTCCCAGACCGGAATTTATTATTTTTTTTAACCCAGATCTGGGCTTGTTGATCCGGTATTTGGAATAAAGCAATCGCCCTAATGGGCGATTGCTTTTTATTTTTATTCAATCTCTGTGATCCTGTAGGCATTTTCTTTTGGATCTTTATCTTTATAAGATACCATTTCAACCCACCTTGTGGCCTCTTCCATGCTTTCAAATTCCATAATCTGAGTAACAAAAGAAGGTTTTGCCTTATAAGTAATTTGAAATTTCTTAGGTTTATCTTTGATGTAAAGCACAAAAGAGTCCACCTTATCTTTATCAGCATTATGATAATAAGATCCATTTGACCTTCCATATTTTACAGTTCTATAAAGTTTTCTATTAAGATATTTTCTCGCTAACTTAATAAATAAATTACCTTCTTCATCGTTAGGAATACCATAGAATTGATATTCCCCTCCTCCGTTAGGATTTTTTTCAATCCTCTTTTGATAGTCATTAACTAATTTTAGTTTAGTCATTTGCTTTCTCCTTTTCTAAAATATAACTTTCTATTTCATCAAATAGTTCTAATCCTTTTTGAGTGTTTCTCGTTCCTTCATCGTTAGGATTATCCTCTATAAATTGATCAATAGTTTTTTGATCTAGTTTTTCCATGAAAATCCAAAATATTCTATCTGTCATTTCATAGGCTTTCTCTTCTTTGGTTTTAGTCACTTGACTTTCCCATAATAACATTTGCTTTCTCTCTTTCTTTTAGTCCGTTGAAGATGTGAGCAATCACATCTATTGTCCAACCGTCTCCAAGTATACAAGCAATCTGATTTTCGGTCAAACCTTTTGTATATCCTCTTGGAACTGTTTGGCAATCTTCTCTCTCTTGTGGTGTTAAATATCTAACACCTTCATAAATAGATAAATCAATATTACTATTTTTAATATGCTGATCTATTTCTTTTGCACTCATGTTTTTAAAATGTTCGTTGTAATGAAATACACACTCACCAAAATGTTTTTGAGATTTAAAAATCAAAGTCGTAAACCCTGTTGAATAATATCTATGAAACATTTTGATAGGTGTTGATAGTGGACGACTATCACTTTCAAGCAAACATCTTGCATGAGTTCTTTCTGTCCAACCATTTTCTAAAACTTCGATTAACTGTTTTGGTCTTGGATAAATATAAGGCAAAGGAATATTAGTCCAATATAATCTATGTCTTAGTTGTGGAGCAAAATGCATAGAATTAATTTTGATTGGCTTGCAATTTAATTCTCTAGAAATAATATCTTCGTGCTCCGATTTCATTCTTACATTTTCTAATAAGAAATATTTTGGTTTCACTTCATTCTTTAA